CCCCCTGACACAGATCGCGGCGACGGTTCTGCCTCTCCTGGGGCAGATGTTCTCCATGGTGGCCGCCGCTGTCGCTCCGGTGATTGACCAGATCGCGAACATCCTGGTGCAGGCGCTGAACTTGCTCATGCCGATTCTGACGAACCTGGTCAGCACGGTCATGCCTGTCATCGTGCAGGTGATTGCTGCGATCATGCCGCCTCTCCAGCGGGTCATCTCCGCGGTGACGTCTGTTATCTCGGCGATTCTGCCGCCCCTGGTGTCCATCATCGGCACGGTCATCAGCGTCATCTCACCGATCATCGCGGCGGTCCTCCCGGTCCTCGCCCGCCTGATTGGCACGGTCATCAACTGGATTTCCTCGTGGATTTCCGTCATGTCCAGCCTCCTCGTGCCGATCATTAACGTTGTCGCCTCCGTGATTAGCACCCAGGTCAAGGTCATTGGCGCGATCTGGATGTGGCTGTGGAACAACGTCATCAGCCCGGTCATCACCTGGATCACCAACAAGATTCAGGGCTGGTCTGATTTCCTGTCCAACACGGTTAAGCCGGCCATCACGAATATCGTGAATGGCATCAAGGACGCCTTTAACAACATGAAGGACGGTATCTCTACCGCCTTCGATAAGGTGAAGGGCGCGGCCGCTAA